AGTACAAAGCGCATTACATTTCTTTCGCACTTCTGTATAAATAGAATAATGCAGGTCAACAACGCACAAGATTACACGCGACTGCTGAAACAGCGCGTCATTGCCACTACGGCACGGTTGAGTCCCCAACCGATGACGAAGGAGTATGCGTATGTCTACACTGCGCTGGTTGCCAACCGCGCCACGCAGATCGTTCAAATCCGGAACGTTCCGCACAGGGGATGCACGCAAGCGGGTCAGACGAAATCCGATTGTTGCACATAAATAAGAATGGAATCCGCCGACTACTCGAACCAATCCGCTGTTGCCGCCGCACCTGCTCCTGAATCCAAGTCGTGGTTCTCGATGCCGACCCTGCCGACCTGGATGGGTGGCCCTGCTGCCCCGCCTGCCGCGCCCACTGCTGGCCGTCGCCGTCACCGCACGCGTCACCACAAGAAGAAGGGTGGTCGCCGCACGCGTCACCACAAGCGCCGTTAGGGCATCGTAGCCATCTCCTCACACTTTTGAATGTTTTCAGCCGTTAACGGAACAACACGAAACCCAGCATGCAAATAGACATCTAATACATCTTGCGTAATCGGGAATGCGTCTTGCGTGATGAAGGACCGGCCCAAATAGAACGCACCCGGGAACAGAATCCGGATTTTGTCCTCCACATAGTCTTCCAACTTTTTCGTAGGGCAATACCGATCTCTTTCTTTTGATCGGAGCCACGGTTTCATGAAGGAACCTGACTCGAGATTGAACGCAATCGAGGAACCATTCTTCTTCAGCTCGCCGGCGCCGTTGATGACATGCGCACCCACAGACAATGCAAGCGAGTTGTGGACAGTTCCAACCTCGAACGGCGTATCGACCCGGGTTGCCACAAACTGCCCGCCATCGTACATGATCCAGGTATATACACCATCTTGCGTGATTTGTTCGGGATGAAGCCTCGGGATCGCCCGGAGGTAGTTTTCGAATGCGACTCGTTCCGTGGGCGGGAGCAAGAGGGCGCCGCCTACAGGACCCTTCTGGCCTGGTTCCTTGCGAATCACCACGCCATCGACCGTCACGTTCCACAAGATGGCGTTTTCGAGACACGGAAGACGGATCTTGTACGTATTGTTCACTTCCTCGGGAGACACCCTGTATCCCTTGCGCCATACCGGGTCGCACTTGGGCCCTTCCTCCTCTTCCAGCATACGCTTGGGTCGACGGAGAAAACTACCTTCTTCTTCCTCCATTACATATAATAGAGACAATGCCGTCCGGTGCCTTGATGCAACTGGCTGCGGTGGGAGCACAGAACGAACTCGTGAATGGAAATCCGTCTCTGACCCATTTCCGGGCAGTGTACCGCCGACACACCAACTTTGCTATGGAACACGTTCGCATGGCGTTTTCGTCCTCAAATCTGGATTTCGCACCCACGCAGACCCGGACGCTGTCGTGTCGCATCGATCGGTACGCGCAAATGGTGAACGATTGCTATTTGGTTCTCACACTTCCCGATGTTTGGTCTCCGATGGTATACTTGAATGGAATCTCTCCTCCAGACGGATACGACGCACGTTGCAAGGCACTCGGGTACGAATTCCAGTGGATTTCCAACATTGGATACAACTTGATCGACCACATTGAAATCACTGCAAACGGTTCTGTTCTCCAGACACTCACAGGTGAGTTTCTCAAGTTCTACTCGTACTTTACACACGATGCATCCAAGCGTCTGGTGGTTGACCAGATGGTGGGCCACGTCAAGGAGCTATATGATCCCGCCAATGCATTCGACCGCAATGGCCAGTACCCGCATTCCATCACGCCGGTTGCCACGCCGTCCCTGATGCCCATGTCCAAGATTCCCGAGCCCTCGATCCGCGCTCGCCAGCTCATTGTGCCCCTCCACTTTTGGTTTGCAGAGAACCCGGGATGTGCCTTGCCGCTCGTTGCCCTGCAGAACACCGAGGTGTTTATAAATGTGGTTTTGCGTCCCCTCAACACGCTGTACACGATCATCGACACCGACCCGACGCACTCGACGTACGGCAAGCGCATCCAGCCGCTGGCCACCGATATTTCCAAGTTCTTGAGCCCTCCCGATTCGACAGGTCTGCCCACCAACCCGGGGCTCACTACGTTTACCGCAGATCCCTATTTGGAGTGTAACTTCATCTACTTGACCGAGATGGAGCTGAACCAGGTTGCCAAGGCAGATCAGTCGTTCTTGCTCAAGACAGTCGTGTTTCGCAACTCGGAGGGACAGTTTGGACCCAATACGGAAGTCGAGATGCCGATGCACAATCTGGTGACGCGCATCATCTTTGCCGGTCGTCGTTCCGACAAGGAGCTCACTAACCAGTGGGACAATTACACAAACTGGGACAATCCGAGTCGCGCACCGTTTACTGCCGCATCCTCCAATATCGGCACCACGTTGTACTCCAGCGGTCAAATGCAAATCACATCGGTTTCGCCGCGTGATTCCGTGATTGACGGCGTGGTTCTGTTTAACGGCCAGGAGCGCTTCACGACAAAGCCGACGGGATACTTTTCACTGCTCCAGTCGTATCGCTTCACGACAGGCACCACCTCCACGAAACTGCCGGGTGTCTACATGTACTCGTTTGCACTCAATCACGACCAGTACCAGCCGAGTGGAGCAATCAACGGAAGCATGATTGACAAGGTGACTTTGCGCACAACGCTCCAGCAGCCGCTGCCGAGTTCCGTTGGAATCTCCTCGCAATCCGTGGTATGCGTGCTGAAATCGACCGTCTTCAATCCGAACCCGGTGATTATCCCTGCTGGACAGGTCAATCTGCTCAATCCGGACGGAACCCGGCTGTATCCCCCCGAGGATCTCGTGACAGTCGTGCAAAACAGCCAGAATGGAACGGTTATTTTCACCTATACGTTCGATGTTCGGATCTACGTGGAGTCGTACAACTTCCTGCGCATTGTGAGCGGATTGGCGAATCTCGTGTTTGCTAACTAATAATGGCACAAGCGACAACGCCTGGCGGGTTTTCCTTCTCTACAAAACCGGCAGAAGCTGGGCACGTTCCTGCTGCGGGTCCCATCAAGACAATTACCTCCGTTGAAATCCGAACGTCCAAGGACGCGATCGATGTCATGGACATGCTGCCCAAACCGTGCGGCGGCGTTGTCAAGTTCGACGTGATGCCAATCTACAAGAGCCTTCGCGAAAAGAAGCTGCTGACCACCACGGAAGAAGAAGATACGACACTGGGATTTCCCACGGTGCAGCTGGCCATTACGTATACGGATGCCGAGGGTTCTCATGACGATTCGTACAAGCTGACGGAGCATGTGGAGATTGGCGAGTATTCGACGATGGGTCGTGTCTATTGCGTGCCCCAGTCCGTTGCGTGGAGTTTCAGCATGTATGCTGCCATGGGCACGATTGGCTTCATGATTCTAATGGCATGGGTAGTGAATGTGGTCTATAGCTGGCGCCTGTGGGATTCTGCGTACATTGACTTTGGGCTCAAGGCAGTGAATCCGAACGACGAGCGGTTTGGCGACCTGGGCGGCATTCTTGCTCGGTTGACATCGTATGTCGCGTTTGCGCCCACCAAGTTTGTGATGGCAATCATTGCAGCTGTCGCACCTGTTGGAACCTTCTTTGTGAATCTGTTTATCTACTTTTTCGTGATTAACAAGGCAGATGCACTCGCAGGTCGTGCTTGAATTTCTTGATTGTAAGAAGTAATGCCGGCTCATACGATAGCGCTTGTCTATCTTGAAAGACCTCGCTTATCAAATTTTGTAAATGAAGACGGAAGTATGTACGTCATGACACAAACTGAACCAATCCAACGATTGTCCTCAGATGGATTATTAACATTTTTCGCAGGTGTGCCTAATCCAGCAAATGAACCTGCAATCGATGGACCTTTGGCAACTGCACGCTTCCAATATCCACAGGCAATGACAAAGGGTCCCGATGGGACATTGTATGTTGCTGACGATAACTATATCCGTGTCATCAAGGACGGGCAAGTAACTACACTTGCTGGGCACAACGTAGAACAGGGCGATCCTGATTATGGCGAAAGTGTGGATGGACAGGGAGAGGACGCAAGTATTGCTCGGGCAGAAGATATTTGGTTTGTACCGGATGGTCGTCTGCTTTTTTGGGATGAAGATAGATTGCGCACCGTTACAATGGATGGAACAGTCACAACGCTTGAACCCGATTATGATACATACCGCCCGAATGAGGCAGTCGATGAACTAGGAAATCACTATTACAGTACGATGTGGAGTGAGGTTCGTGGATGTAAAGGGTACATCAAACGGAATACAGATAATGAGGAAATATGTATTGAAGGTCCAGAAGGAGATACATTCGCATACGATTTAGAGCACAAAGTACTTTATTTTACGGATCACACGGCGGTTTGGATTCAAGGGGAACGTGTTGTTGTACCACCAGCTTCTAACTTGTGGCAAGGGTTCGCGCGATCAGAAGTCGAGTTCTTCAACGGTGTCATGTCTGTCCTGCCTCCTCCACCGAATCCCGATGTGCCCGACCCCTTTGATTCAAACCGTGCAAACTTCAGTTTCTGCCCAGTGTGTCTGGGATACGCAACTCGTGAAAGCGGTTGTATGTACATGCATCACGTGTGCCCTGCCTCAAAGAGACACCCGGGTTTGTATGCAGAATATGCTAATCCCGCTAATGGGCAGATCGAGTGGTGTACCGTATGTGGACGAATCTGCAAGGGCCACGGGCATATCTTGCGAAACCTGCCCGAGGACAAGGGCACTGGGCGTGTGCCGTACCCACCAGGAGTCGAAATCCAGTTTTACGGCAACGACTGCTATCCTTATGGCGGAGGTGGAACGACCGAGAAGTTTGTCCGAATGGAAGAGATGGTAAAAGCAGCATGTTATGCAGCCGAAGAGGTTGGAATACGTACCGAGACTGAAGTGAGAAGGTATATGATTGAAGAGATATGGCGTGGCGTGAAATCGCTGGACGATCCCGCAGTCTACCAAGCAGCAACTGCACGTATGGCGCACCCGATTGCCGTACCCTGTGAGCTTCCCGCATCCATTGCCCCGCCTGCCGGACCCGCACCGCATATCACCAGACCTGCTGATGAAGCGGACATGGTCCCGATCGAGCATGATGCGCCTGACAACCACTGTGCGATCGAATTGAACGAGCGGCAGTACCAAAACGAGCCCGTCTACCAGTTCTGGCACAAGCAGCCGGACGGAACAATCTGGAAGCACGAGAACGAGTACATTTGCGCAGAAGATCTCCAGGAATATATCGTTGGGCAGAACACGGGCGTATTCACTGGATTGTGCCCGCTTCCTGACCACTGCAAGGCACGGTTGTACCCTGAAGAAATCAGGGATATTATTGAGGTGAGCGTGTGGGAAAAATATGAGGAAAAGTTCGATGAGCACTTTGCAGCAATGGCAGGTGGTGGCAGTTCCGGCATTCTGTACAAGATTGACCCCAGCGAACTCGGGTGCTTGCTGCCGCCGCCGAAGAAGAAGGCAGGTCGTCGGACGTACCGCAAAAAGGGCAAGAAGAGCCGCAAGACGCGTGGAAAGAAACGGTCATTGTATAATAAATGATCGAAACACGTTGGGTCGTTGCCGGTCTAGTATTTGGTCTTGTCGTGTCGACCGTCATGATTCCTCCTACTCGCAAAACACCTGCCGTGCCGGACCCGTCGGATCCCAGCAAGGTGTACCAAACGCCAACGGGATGTGTCAAGTTTGTTGCCACGGAAGTGCCTTGCTCTGCCGAACCGGATTCGTTCAATCTTCTTGCAGGTAAGTAATGGTCAATATCGTCGATGCGCTCCGTCGGGGTGCACCCTTCTTTTCCTTCATCATAGGACTCGGTATTGCGTCGCTGCTGTTTCACCGGCGATTCACGATCATTAACACGCTGGCGATTCCACTGACAGATACGACGACGAAGGTGTCCAAGTTCGACGGAAAGTGCTATCGCTTCCGCGTAGAAGATGCTTCGTGCCAATTCGTGTCTTCTCTATAAATCAAATGGAGGATTCTACGTCGCTTGACATGCTCATGTCTCCCCAGGGTCCCCAGTCGCAGCCGCCGCTGATGCCGATGCCTTCCAGTCCGGGCCCCACGCAGGGACCCATGGCGCCCACCTTCAAGCCCACGATGCCGCAGATGACGTTCATGTTCCGCAATCTGCGTCTTTACGTGTGCTTCTTCCTGGCTGCTGCGCTGATTTCGTTGAGCGCGCCGCGGACCATGCTGCTGCAGTACATCCCGAATGCGTACACGTCGGGCGGTGTCGTGAGCTGGACGGGCGCTGCAGTTCTCGGTGGATCAGCCGTGGTGATTGCCCACTTCATTAACGTGTTTATAGCGAGTATGGGCTTATAAACAATATGCAACCTGTCCAGGTGTATCCCAACATTTACTTGGGTGCTGGACGTGACTTGACACCGATCTTTACAGCAAAAAAAGGAATCACTCACGTGATTAACTGTGCCTTTCCAGAAGACTCGCCCGAGTGGTTCCGGAGACAGCATTCAGACAAGTATGTAGGCATCAACGCCATGGACCGCACGGATGTCAAGATCCTTGCATGGTACCCCATGTTTGAGGACGCAATGCGCGACTTTCTCCGTAAAGGCGGCACCGTATTTGTCCACTGCCAAATGGGCATCAATCGGTCCGCATTTTTGCTGCTGTATTTCATGCACAAGAACTTTGGACTGGATTTCAAAACATTGGTGGATCGCGTTCGTGTTCATCGTCCAATTTGTTCCAATCCTGCATTCATGAAGGAAATCGTTGATAGCATTTACTTGAACTCGAGCAAGTCAAACTAAAGATGGACGTGTTCAAGGTGCGGAAGGTACGTGAGTCTGGAAGTTCGTCCATGGGAACGCTTGATTCCGTCCACCAAGACATGGTGCACACCTTGCGGGAGTCGAAGAGCAAGCAGGTGGAGCTACGGAAGGAAATGGACGACCTGAAGGTTCAAATTGAATCTGTCAGTTCGTCCAATGATATGAAGGATATTTTACAGTGCTCCATCTGGGAAGCACGTGTGCGCGACTTGGCACAGGAGTTGTCGCAGCTGAATCCGTTGGAAGAGTACTATATGAAAAACATGGATATCCTCACAGACTATTACCGACGTGATGTGGGAAGCGCGTCGCCCGCTGTCCAAAAGGAGGATTCGACGTTTATGAAGTTCTTTGCCGCTGCAACGCCCGAGGGTGTGTCCAAAAAACAGATTTTCGACGAGTACGTGACCCGCATGAAGCTGTCCAACTCGTCCGAGACAGGAACCGTCATGACCGAGCATTGCAATCAGTGCAATGTGGCGCGTGAAGAGATTAGCTCCGAAGGTATTCTAGTCTGTCCATCCTGCGGCTCCGAAGAGTACTCCCTGGTTATGAGTGACTTCCCATCCTTCCGTGACCCACCGAAGGAGCGTAACAATTACGCCTATAAGAAAATCAACCATTTGAATGAGATCCTTAACCAGTTCCAGGCAAAAGAATCGACCATGATTCCTGACGAAGTGATGAACGAGGTGGTGCTCGAGATCAAGAAGCGTCGGATCAGCAATATTGCCGATTTGACGGAAAAGGAGATTCGAGAGATTCTGAAGAAGTCGGGTCGCTCCAAGTACTACGAGCATGCTGCCCATATATTGAGTAGGCTGAACGGCAACCCGCCACCCACGATTACGCCGGAGATTGAGGAGAAGATCCGCACCATGTTCCAGGAAATCCAGGCACCGTTCTTGCTCTACTGCCCGAACGACCGCACGAACTTCTTGAGTTACTCGTATATTCTGTACAAGTTCTTCGAGCTGCTGGATTTGGACGAGTACAAGGTCTATTTCCCGCTTCTCAAGAGTCGTGACCGGTTGATTGCGCACGACCAGATATGGAAGAAGATTTGCGATTATCTGCAGTGGGAGTTCATCCGGTCGATTTAACGACGACGGGTGTAACGGCGCCGACGACCCGCTCGCTTCGGAGGCTGAACGCCTAAGAATCCCCTGATATTGTCTGCAGGCCCTGTTCCAGGCGATGCATCGATACCCATCTTCTTTTCAACCACATCACGAACTGCCTGGTCGGTAGCTTTCTTGACGAGTTGTTTGTTTAGACCACCCCGTTCAATAACTAACGCAGACAGCTGTGCATGGATCTTTCTTGCAGCACGGACATCTGCTTGAAATTGTGCAGATACCTCACGAGTGCCACATAATTGCAAGTTCTCCCTGGCATTGCTACCAATGATGTTTAGTATAAAATCCATCGGGAATCCCTCATACACTTTACCATCGCGATAGCTGGCAAGAATGTCATTATTTGCCCCCTTGAGAATACTTGCTAATCTAGGGGACTCGCTTGCACACGGATTATTCCCCATTCTATCGAAGATTTCCTCGAGTTCATTGTTCAGCTGTGTTTCCGATGCTCCTCCACGACGAGTGCGACGACGTCCAGCGAGCTTGGGTGCCATTTGAACATATGCTGGGTTTACTTTTGAAAGGTTGCAGTATGGCCAGCAACAGGCGTTTTCGACGGCAGGACGGTGGACGACACGTGGACCATTACAAGAACAAGCAGCAGTTTCAACATTTGTATATCCGATAGAACAATGGAGACCCGGGCCAAACGCCAGCAAGCATGTAGCGCACGGGAAGTGATTGATAAACCAAAAACTGTTTCCGATGCCTATAACATCAAGAACCAGTGCTTGAAATGGAATGACAAGTACGTCAAGATTCTTACAAAGGATCCGATTGTGCCCAAGGAGCCGGTGTCCAAGGAAGGGCGTGTTACAAAGGACGGGATTTATACATTCTTAGTAACCGAGAGTGGGAAGCTATGGACTGCGCCGGTGGAATCCATCACGGAATACGGATCCTTGCACGACACGATGGTGTACGAATCAAAGGCAACGTCCGTCTTGTATGCGGGAGAACTCCGCAAGACTGGAAAGGAAATCGAGTTCAACTTGCAGTCGGGAACGTATATGAAGTCATTTCTTTCGGATCATCCGGATTGCGAGGAGTATTTGAAGAAGGAGACGACGGAAGTCCTGGAGAAGGCACATCCGGAAGCAGATGTTCAGTTTGTGGAAGAGACGCTTGTTACACCCGCGAATATCCCGCTCACGAAGGAAGATCTTGACAAGTTCCATGGACTCGGATTCGAGATTCGGCTGTACAAGGACCGGAATGTATGCAAGGCAAATCCCGTAATGCTAGACGCACAGCTGACAGCCGCGACTCGCCAAGCAACCTATGCTCAATCAAAGGGGATGCCAGTACCGGTGGATACGCAAGCATTCATCACTGGATTGAAAAAGATGATGGAATTGCATTCGTCAAATTATGAGTTGTATAATAGTAAAATGCCCACACTTTCCACTGTTCCTATGCCCAAGGGCGGTCGCCGCACGCGCCGCTGGATTCAGGGTGTGACGAAGACGATGAAGCGCGGCGCGTTCACTCGCCAGGCACTGCGCAGCCACAAGACCCCGGAGCAGTATGCGGATTCTGTGCTCGCCCACCCCAAGCGTCACAGCAAGGTCACTCTGCGTCGTGCACGGTTCCTCAAGAACATCCGTCGCTAAAAACCAAATTAGACAGTAGTTTACACATCATACAATGCATTGGGTTTATGTTTTATTATCGGAAAGTGGTGACATTTATGTAGGAGAAACAACACGTCTTTTTCGGCGTTGGAATGAACACCAAACTGGTCGTGGTGGAGTAAACACTTCAATGGGCGAATACAACACAGTTATTGGACTTTACAACGTTGCATCGAATCGATCGTTTGCTGGGTTTCTTGGCGAACAATCGGCATGGAGTTGTGAAAGATATTGGGAAAATGACGTTGATAAATCGGATGCACTTTTTATCGAAAACCTGATTACGGAACGATATATGGTTGAGAAGAAGTGTATTGTTCGGGGTGGTCGATACACAACCGAGAAGATGTGTCGGAAGTTCTCTCCCTTGAACCATACAGTCGACCGACCGCTTTGTAAATGCGGATACCCGTGTGAAGTGAATATGAAGAAGGACAAGACAAAGATATACTTTACATGTCCTATTCCTACATGGGTTGAAGATGTTCCAGAGAAGTGTAACTTTTGGGAAGAGTACACGCCATTTCGACTGCAAAAGGATGTTGAACTTCGTAATCGTCAAAAGCAGTGGGAGTTGTGGGTTGCAAAGTTACCAATGTATAATGGTGGTCCATGTATGAAATGTAAGAGCGATAGATATCGCCCTATCTGGTCGCGTGGTGAAAAGTATTCGATCTGTGAGGGTTGTTTCAATTTGAACTATGAAGCATTGAAGAAAGAATATCAATCGGCATTTCTTGCTGATGTTTTCGCAGACTAATGCCATTTACAGGGACCAGTAGCAGTTGGAACAAACAAATGCTCTACTACCGAGGCAATGATGAGAAGCGCTATACGGAGATCCCGCCCATCCCCGAGGGCACAACCCACCTGGACGTGTGTTTCAACCCCGGTCTTACAGAGTTGCCCCCACTTCCCGAGGGACTGACCAATTTGAACTGTTCGGCTACAGGTTTGTCGACTCTCGTTCTGCCCGAGAGTCTGCTCGAGTTCA